GCAGCAGGATTGATCCAATATGATTTCAGTCCAGAGGGAGAGGTGATACCCAGACTCCCCCCCTGATTGAGGTCATATTTTTGTTTGCGGAAAACCAGACGTCTACCTCCATGTAATGCACGGGTTATCGTAAAGGGGGTGTGGTATAAACAGAAATGAGGTGAGCAAGTGGGACGAAGAAAGACATATGCAGAGATGACAAAAGAAGAGATCATAACGGCTGAAAAAAAGAAACTATCAGGTATCTGCGGAGAGATGGATGAAAAAACAAGAAAAGCTGTAGATTCATTGATGGATGAAGCTGCATTTATGAGTGCGTCCCTTTACGAGCTGCGCAAGATCATAAATGAGAAAGGCTATACAGAGGAATACCAGAATGGGGCAAATCAAAAAGGGGTAAAAAAATGTTCTGAGGTCGAAGTTTACAACACAATGATCAAAAATTATATGGGGACTATCAAACAGCTTACAGAACTACTGCCGAAGCTCCCGTCACGCTCGCCCACGGGGACCGGAGATGGATTTGAGGATTTTGTAAATGGCCGGGATGATTAAGTACCCTTTAGCTTATAATCCCATTCTGGAATATTGGGAAAAGATACAGAATAAAGAGATCCGTGTGTCGGATAAAGTATTCAGGACCTATAAAAAAGTTGTAAAGGACATTGAAAGCCCAGGGGAATACTTCTACAGTTCAAACCGGGCCAATCACATACTTGAATTTGCAGAGAATTACTGCCGTCACTCAAAAGGTAAATTTGGCGGTAAGCCGGTGCAATTGGAACTATGGGAAAAGGCGCATCTGGCGACGGTGTTTGGTTTTGTCGACATCGAGGGAAACCGGAAATACCGGGAATCGCTCCTGATCGTGGGAAAGAAAAATGGTAAATCCCTGCTGGCTTCGGTCGTGGGATTATACATGCTGACGGCGGATGGAGAGATGGGACCGGAAGTCTATGCGGTTGCTACTAAAAAAGACCAGAGTAAAATTATCTGGCTGGAATCAAAAAGGATGGTCAGAAAGTCACCATCATTATCAAAGCGGGTACGCTCCCTGGTTGCGGAGCTGGACACGGATTTCAATGACGGAGTGTTCAAACCTCTCGCATCAGATAGTGATACATTGGATGGCCTTAACATTCACTGCGTGCTCATGGATGAGATACACCAGTGGAAACAGGGAAAAGCCCTTTATGATATCATGGCTGATGGCGTATCCGCCAGAGAGCAGCCCCTGGTATATATCACTTCTACTGCAGGGACCATCCGGGAAGACATCTATGATCAGAAATATGAAGAGGCTGAAATGGTCATCAATGGATATGAGGACCCTGACGGCTACAAAGACGAACACTTCATTGCTTTCATTTACGAATTGGATAACCGGAAGGAATGGACGGACGAGACATGCTGGGAGAAGGCCAACCCGGGACTTGGAACCATTAAGAACCGGAATACCCTGAAAGACAAAGTAGAGAAGGCAAAGAAGAATCCGCTGCTGGTGAAGAACCTGCTCTGTAAAGAGTTTAATATCCGTGAGACATCATCTGAAGCCTGGCTGACATTTGAACAGGCCAATAATACGGCTGTATTTGATATCAGGGAACTGAAGCCAAGATATGGCATTGGCGGCGCGGACTTGTCAGCAACTACAGACCTGACAGCGGCAAAAGTGTTGTTTAAGGTGCCGGAAGACGAGCATATCTATGTAATGTCTATGTATTGGATACCGGAGGATCTGGTGGAAAGGAGGGTAACAGAAGATAAGGTTCCGTATGATATGTGGATAGAAAGGGGATACGTGAGGACGTGTCCGGGAAATAAAATATCATACCGGGATGTAAAAGCATGGTTTGTGGAAATACAGGAGGAATATGACATCTACTTATATCTGATCGGGTATGATTCCTGGTCGGCGATCTATTTTGTAGAGGATATGCAGGACTATTTTGGCAAATCCAGTATGGTGCCGGTAATTCAGGGCAAAAAAACATTATCACAACCAATGAAAAATCTGGGAGCCGATCTGGAAAACAACCTGATTATCTATAACAACAATCCGGTGGACAGGTGGTGTCTCTGCAATACTGCAGTGGATGTAGATAAGAATGATAACATCCAGCCGATCAAGACCAGCAACCCCCGGAGAAGGATTGATGGAACAGCGACTTTATTGGATGCCTATGTGGTGTTTCAGAACAACATGAACGATTATATGAGTTTGATATGACGCCTTTACCAGGCGTTATTTTTATGGCCGGAATTGCGCCGGCGCAAGAAAGGAGATAACCTATGAAATTATTTGGTAAAAAACAGACCAGGAACCGGGAACCCACAGCAAAGGAAGGCCTCCAGATGCTGACCACCTGGCAGGAACGGTATTATGCCTGGAATGGGAAATTATATGAAAGTGATATTGTGCGGGCCTGCATTCGGCCAAAGGTAAAGGCCATCGGAAAGCTTGTGGGAAAACATATCCGGGATGACCCGGCAGGTGGCTTGAAGGTAAATCCTGACGCGCGGATCCGCTTCTTGCTGGAGGAACCCAATCCTTATATGACCGGGCAGATGTTGCAGGAAAAGGCAGCGAATCAGCTCTGCCTGAACAACAACGCTTTCATCCTGATCGTAAGGGACGAGAATGGTCTGCCTGTACAGCTATATCCTGTCCCGTGTGTGTATGCCGAGGCAATATATGATGCCGAAGGGCATCTGTATTTAAAATTCCAATACAGGAATGGAAAGTCAGGAACGTTTGCTTATGAGGACATCATCCACCTGCGGCAGGACTTTAACACAGATGATGTGTTCGGGGAAAGTCCGGCAAAAGCAATCTCACAAATGATGGATGTCATTGGGACGATTGACCAGGGTATCATAAAAGCGGTCAAGAATAGCGGAATCATCCGTTGGCTGCTGAGGTTTACTGCTTCTATGCGGCCGGAAGATGTTAAGAAGAATGTCCAGGAGTTTGTTGATAATTATCTGGGGGTTGAGACAGATACGTTTGGAGCGGCTGGTGTGGATGCTAAGGCGGACGCGATAAGGATCGAGCCAAAGGATTATGTACCGAATGCCGCACAGACAGACAAGACCATTGACCGGGTATACTCATTCTTTAACACAAATAAAAAGATTGTACAGTCCAGTTATACAGAGGATGAATGGACAGCCTATTATGAGGCGGAGATAGAGCCGGTGGTAGTGCAGATGCATGGGACCTATACAGTAGGGCTGTTCACACGCAAAGAGAGAGGATTCGGGAATAAGATCGTGTTTGAAGCCAATAACCTGCAATGCGCCAGCCTGACCACGAAACTGGCATTCCAGGCAATGGTGGACAGAGGGGCCATGACGCCGAATGAGTGGAGAGAGACCATGAATATGGCTCCGCTTGTAGGTGGAGACGAACCGATCAGAAGACTGGACACCCAGGTAGTAAATCTGGTTGAGACAGCTCTTAAAAACATGAATGCAGAAAACTGCCATGTGACTGCAGATATCATAAAAGGGCTTTTGGCAGCCGGAAAGGAGAAAGAGGATGGCTAGGATTGACATTAGGGGAGTGATCATCCCGAATGATTATAAATGGTATTATGACTGGTTTGCGGAAGACAGCACGTGTCCAAGGGATGTACAGAAAGTCATAGATACATACCCAAATGAATCGCATGATATCTATATCAACTCTCCGGGAG